GAAGCCACTGGTCCGCCCGGAACCACCGGAGCCCAGGGTCCGCAAGGCTCCGCCGGAGCTACCGGAGCCACCGGGTCCCAGGGGCCGCAGGGTGTGCAGGGGCCCATCGGCAACACCGGTCCGCAGGGGCCGTCCGGGGTGATGGACCCGATCCTGTCCGGGTCGTTGAACAACACTGCGTTCACCCAGATCAACGGCGCCTACACGGTCGATTTCGGCCCGATCGTGCTGCCGCGGCAGGCGAAGCTGGTGCGGATCACGTCCCTGGTCCACGTCCAGACGCAAAACAGTGCCGTGTTCAACTACAACATCGGTTGGGAATCGGCCGATGTGGTCAGTGAACTGGTCTACACGAACATCCCCGGTGCCACCTTCACCCATGACACCTTCGTCAAGTCGGCCTGGGTGACCGACCCGGCGCAGCTGGGTGCCGGGTCGCACCGGCTGTACATCTCGCTGGTGGCGCAGACCGGCGGGCCGGTGCAGGTCTACAACTTGCAGTGTTCCTGGGAGGCATTCGGATGAGCTATCTCGATCAGGCGAACCTGGCCGACGACTCGACATTCCAGCGTCGGCTGGCGGCGGCCCTGGCCAACGAATCCGCGGTCAAGACCGGTGACGATCTCGCCGACCTGGTGCTGCGCAGCCCGACCCAGGGCGCCAACATGTTCATGCCGGTGGTCGCCAGCGCACCAGGATTCAGCGACGCCTATGCCACCGGCGGGCAGGATGCGATCACCGACGGCCAGCTCCTGAGTGCGATCCAGGCCGGCTGGTCACGAGTTGCCGGTTTGTACCCGATGGCGCCGACGGCGTGAGAATGTCAACCAACTAATCATCGCCGCCGGAAGGATTCCCATGGGCGCAACCGACGTCTACCAACTGCCGTGGCCCGAACTCGGGGATCTGGCGGACGCCCCGGACGGCTACCAGGACCTGGCCAAGGCGGTCGAGGCCGCACTGCTCCAGGAAAAGCAGACCGACGACTCGCTGGCCTACACGCCGGTGCTCACCAGCAACGGCGCCCAGCCCGGCACCCTGAGCTGGACGGCCCGGTACCAGGTCCGCAACGGCTGGTGCGAGGTGATGATCTTCGGGCAGTTCTTCGCCAACACGCCGCCGGGTTCGGGGATGTTCACCATTAGCCTGCCGGTGCGGGCCCGGACGTCCATGCCGGAACAGGTCATCGCGGCCAAGCTGTACGTCGGTGCGGTGGGCTGGGCGTTCGACGGGCATTCCATTATCAGCGCCAACAGTCTAGCCACTATCCCGTTCTTCCCGACCCAGGCGAGCAGCTCGGTCTGTGGGGCGTGGAACAACGGCAACGGGCAGGCTGGCAACAGCGGCTGCTGTCCGGGGATCCCCGGCGGGTTCGCCTTCGGCGCCGGCCCGGGCAACGTCCAGCTCTACGGGCGTTACCTGGTGTGAACCTCGATCTGTCCCTCGAGCATCAGGTCGCTCTGCTCCCGCCGGAAGAGATGGAAGAGGTGCTCGCCGGCCTCGAGCTGGACACCCTGCCGTGGGACTGGCACTGGTCCGGCCGGCCGTCCCAGATCCTGCCGGTGCTGCCGGAGGACGGCGGCGCGGGCTGGTCCCGCGCGCTCGCCCTCGGCGGGCGTGGGATGGGCAAGACCCTGATGGGATCGCAGTGGATCCGGGAGGTGGACGAGCACTGGGCCCACCTGAGCCGGGCACCCCAGGGCACCCGGCTGCGCGTTGCGCTGCTGGGCCGCACCGCCGCCGACGTCCGGGACACCCTGGTCCAGGGAGAATCCGGGCTGCTCGCGGTCTACCCACCCAGCTTGCGGGACTCGGTGCACTACATCCCGTCCCGGCGGCGGGTCGACCTGCCCAACGGCGGGATGGTCATCTGCACCAGCGCGGAGAAGCCGGACCAGTTGCGTGGTCCGCAATTCCATATAGGACTGGCGGATGAATTGGCCAGCCACAAACAGGTGAAGGGGCAGGACGACCTGACCGCCTGGCAGAACCTGGAGTTCGCGGTCCGGCTGGGCAACTGCCCGCAGATCCTGGCGGCGACCACGCCCAAGCGGGTGACCAGCATCAAGAAGCTGCTGGCGGACGCGGTGAACAACTCGCGGTTCCTGCTGCGGCGCGGCCGGACCCGGGACAACGTGCACCTGGACCCGGTCTGGTACCAGACCCTGGTCAACACCTACGGCGGCACCGAGATGGGCAAACAGGAGCTGGACGGGGAGCTGCTCGGGGTCGTCCGCGGCGCGTTGACCAGCGAGGACCGAATCAACTTGACCCGGTTGACAGAGCTGCCGGACATCGGCGTGCCCTGGTTGAAGTTCACCGGGCTGGATCCCAGCACCTCGGAGAAGCACCGGGACGAGGCCGGCATCGTCACGGTCTACGTGCCTCGGCTGGCGCCGGTGTCGGCCCGGCACGCCTACGTGGTGGCGGACGACAGCGACAACTACACGCCGGACGAGTGGGCCGAGCGCGCGGTGCTCACCGCGCACGAACACAACTCCACGATCATCGCGGAGGTCAATCAGGGCGGCGCGATGGTGAAGAACTCGCTGAACCAGGTGGCCAAGGACCTGGGCATCGCGTGCCCGCCGATCCGGGAGACCTGGTCCAGCAAGGCCAAGCGGGTCCGCGCGGAGCCGGTGGGCGTGGCCTACGCCCGCGGCCGGGTGCACATGATCGGCAAGCACGAGCTGCTCGAGGACGAGCTGGTCACCTGGGTGCCGGAGGACCGCTGGTCGCCGGGCCGGCTGGACGCCATGGTGTTCGCGGTGGTCGCCGGCATCTTCGACAAGTCCCTGGTGCAGGGTTCGCCCGGGTCGGCCAGCGTGCACGGCATCTCCGACCAGCGGTTCGAGTACGGCCGGCAGGTCACCCAGGCCAGCGCCCGGACCAGCCGGCCCGGCCTGATCGAGCCGCGGGTCGGCGGCCGGGCGCGGATCGGGCGGGTGGCCACGTGACCGCGCCGCCGCCGCAACAACCGCCGCAACAACCGCCGGAGCAGGAGCAACCGACGACGCCGGAGGACACCAGCTCACTGGTGCCGATCCTCACCGCGTTGATTGCGGCCTACCTGACCTACCAGGCGAGCAAGGGTGCGGTGAAGGGTGGCTGGCGGACCGCGGCGAACACGCTGGGCCTGGGTGAGATGGCCGGCAACGCGCTGGCCACGGTGGCGCAGCGGGCGCTGGACCGGCAGCGCCGGGGCAAGGGGCTGACCAAGGCGCAGCAGGACGAGCTGTGGATGGCGGTGGAGAAGGCCGCGGCGGCGGGATCGGACGCCGGGCTGCAACGGCTGGTCTCGATCCTGCGTGACGTCGGGGAGTCGACGACGGCGGCGAAGGACGGGAAGAAGGTGGCCACCACCTTGGCCCAGACGCTGGCCGACACCGGGGGGAAGATCCAAACGGATCCGGCGGTCAAGGACAAGGTCCGGCCGATCGCGGAGGACCTGGCGGCCACCGTCGCCTACGCGGCGCAGAACCACGCGGCCGAACAGCTCGGGCTGACCAAGCGGTGGAAAAGCCAGCATGACCTGAAGGTGCGGGCCAGTCACGCCTTCCTGGACGGGGATTCGGTGCCGGCGGACAAGCCGTTCATCACGCACACCGGCACCGAGATCCGGTACCCGCACGACCCGGCCGCCCCGCTGGGGGAGACAATTGCGTGCCGGTGCTCAATCGACTTCTTCAGCAAGCCGCCGGGGTAGCATCGACAGTATGCCATCACCGCCCGACTTGACGTTAGTCAAGTTCGCCGGTCGGGTGAAGTACTTCTGGTCCAAAGTCGATCAACGAGGGCCGGACGAGTGCTGGTCATGGAAGGACTGGGGAGCCAAGGCCGGGCGGCCTACGGTCTACTGGTGCCGCATCGAAAAAAAGCAGATAGTAGTGCTCGCAGCGCATTTCGCTTACTGGCTAGCACACGGCATCTGGCCGACCTATGTCGAACACACCTGTGACAACGGGTTGTGTATGAACTCACGGCATCTTCTGGACAGCAACCATCAAGCGAACATGAAGGCGATGGCCGATCGGGGCCGAGCAGCGAATACCAAGAAGACGCACTGCCCACAAGGGCACGCTTATGCCGAGCATGGAGTGATCCGTCATCGAGGAGACGGTAAGGCGTTCCGGGTGTGCAAGATCTGTGTCCTGTTAGACACCTGGCAACGGCGCGGTGGGCCATCTGCTCGATCCGAAGGTCGGGACTTGAATCCGGTTTGTCCAAGATGTGGGGGGCCGTGGACTGAGCGGAAGAAGGGACGGATCTGTCTACCTTGCCGGGCAGCGTATCTCCGCCAATGGCGAGCAGGGCGGTAGGGTTTCCGGGGTGCGGAAGCTGTTGACACAGATCAAGTGGTTGCCGGTGTTGGCGGTGGTGGGGATTCTGACGGCCCTGGCGCTGGTACTTGTTGACATTGATCTCTATCGAATCGCTATCGTGGTGGTGATCAGTGCACTGGTCCTGGCCACGCTGACGACGAAGGAGAACCCATGACGGCCAAGGTGACCAAGGCGGTGCTGCCGCGGAGCCGACCGGCCCGGTACATCACCGTGGTCTGTTCACACTGCGGCGAGGAGAACACCGTCGACCGGGCGCTGATGATCTCCTGCTCGAGCTGTGGCAGCCCGCCCGGCGCGCCGTGCATCGATCTGCGCAGCAAGGCCAAGGGCACCATCACGGTGTTGGCCAAGATCCACCAGGTGCGGATCAGCGACCTGGCCCGGACGGCGGCGTTGATGGCGCCGGGACCGGTCGAACCCGAGCTGGGTGCCGTCGCCGGATGAAGCATCTGATCACCGCGCTGGCCATCGCGCGGTTGACATCATTGATCGCCGAGGACGAGCTGACCGCGCCGATCCGGGCGGCGATCGACCGCCGGGCCACCGGCCCGCTAACCATGCAGCTGTCCTACCTGGTCAACTGCTCCCGCTGCGTGTCGGTGTGGGCGGCCGGCGGGATCCTGATCGCGCAGCAGACCCGAGTCGGCCGCCCGCTGGTCCGGGCGCTGGCCGGCAGTCAGGCGGCCTTGGGGGTGCTGACCGCCCTGGACCGGCTGGAACGATAGGCCGATGGATCTGTGGGTGGATTTGATCGGTCTGGGCCTTGTCCTGATCACCATCGGGATCACCCTGGTGGTGATCTGCCTGGGTGATGTCGGCCAGATTTGCCAGCTCCGGCCGGACGAGCAGGACATCGAGGAGTGGGAGCGGGAAATGCAGGGATGAGTCAGGGTGTTGTGCTCGCGTATTCGTGCCCGTCGTGCGGAAAGAACCTGCGGCTGGCCGGCGGCACGATCGTGTGTTGGAACCCGAACTGCGCCGATCCCGGCTACACGGATCGGAAGATGGCGATAGGCTTACGCCCCGTGAGCAACCCCAAGCGGGAGCCATATCTGGGCGAGTCCGTCCACTACGTCTCCTACGGGACGCCGCATGGGGAGTACCCGTCCATCTGCCGAGCCGCCATCGTCACCGAAATCGGAGATCCGGCCGCGCTGGCGGTGCTTAATCCAGCAGGCGTGTACTTCAACCGCTGCCAACATGACGAAGGCCGGGCGCCGGGCAGCTACCACTTCGCCCACTGACGACGGCATGAGCGACGGCATGGCCTGGGTCTTCGTCGAACTACTTGGCGAAGTCGGCGACGGGGATCGGGTCATGTCGCCGGTGCCGGACGAGCTGTTGACATGGCTGTCCGGCGGTGGCGGAGAATCGCCGGATGGCCATCTACGCACCGGGCGAGACGATCGAGATCTATGCGGACCTGATGCCGTCGTCGGTGAACCCGCTGCCACCGGGGGTGCCCACCGGACGAATGTTGCGGACCCTGGTGACGGCGCGGGCGCTGACCGTCATGTGGCAGTCGCCGGCCGGTGAGGTCGGCCGGGTCGACCTGGAGATGACCGCGGAGGAAACCGCGGGCGCCAGCTACACCGGAGGAACCGTGGGCGATTACCAGATCGGGCGGGCCGGCGGATGCGGCTGCCAGGGCAAGCGGGTGCGGGCCGCGCAGCCCTTTCCGGCCAATCGACTGACTCCGGCTCCGCGAACCGACAAGGCCGAACGGACCTACGGCGTGCCGCCCAATACCCGATTCACGGTCCGCCGCCGCGGCTGATAAATGTCAACCGGGCGCTGACCCGGATACGATCCCGGGTCATGGGCCTGTTCCTGCGCAAACCGCCCGAAGCACCGACGCCGAGGACGGTCACCGCGGCGGCGACGCTGCCCAGCGGCTGGCAGCGGGCACAGACCGCGAAATACGGTGCCGCCCGCGGCATGGTGGCCAGCGCGCAGCAGATCGACATCGGCTCGATCCCGCCGAACCGGCCGTATGCGGCCTGGCAGCACGAAGCCTGGAACGGCTACGAGAAGGTCGGCGAGATCCACTACGGCTTCACCCTGGTCTCCAACATCCTGAGCCGGGTCCGGCTCTACGCCGGGGCCGTGGTCGACGCGGACCAGGCACCGATGATCGCCAAGGACGCCGCGGCCAAGGACCTGGTGTCCAGCGACCTGGCCGAGGCGGCCACCGCGGCGATGGACGAGTTCACCTCCAGCGACCTGCCCGGCAACCTGCGCAGCTACGCGCTGAACGTGTCCGTGCCGGGCGAGTGCTACCTGATCAACCTGCCGGACCGGGACGACCCGACGGACGAGACCAAGAAGACCTGGGTGATCCGGTCCACCGACGAGGTGCGGGTGACCACCGGCGGGATCGAGCTGGTACCGATGCGCGGCGCCAGTGCCGAGCAGCGGATCCTGTCCAAGGACACCTACATCGCCCGGATCTGGCGGCCCAGCGGGCGGTACTCGATGGAGCCGGACTCCTCGATGCTGGGCATCGCGGATCCGATCGAGGAACTACTGATCCTGCAACGACTGGTCCGGTCCAGTTCCCGGACCAGGCTGAACGCCGGGATGCTGTTCATGCCGGACGGCATCGTGGTGGCCGGCGCCACCCAGGCGCCGGCCGACGACGAGGAGGGTAGCCCACCGGTCCAGGATCCGGGCGGCGAGTTCGTGGCCGAGCTGATGGACGCCATGATCACGCCGGTCTCGGACGAAGGAGCTGCCAACGCCGTCGTCCCCCTGGTCGTCACCGGCCCCGGCGACCTGGGTGTGCAGATCGTGCACAAGACCTTCGAGCGCAAGAGCGACGAGTGGTTGGTCAACCGGTCCGAACGGGCCCTGGAACGGATCCTGCAGGGCCTGGACGTACCCAAGGAGGTCGTCACCGGGCTGGCCAACGTCAAGTACGCCAACGCCATCGTGATCGACGAGAACCTGTACCGGGCGAACATCGAACCGCTGTGCCTGATGCTGGTGGACTCACTGGCCACCGCGTACCTGCGGCCGATCCTGCGGGCCAAGGGCTTCGACGAGGCCGACCTGGACCGGATCACCGTCTGGTACGACCCCAGCGAGATCGTCACCCGGCCCAGCAAGGACCAGGACGCGACCGCCGGCTACGACCGGTACCTACTCTCCCCCGGGGCCTGGCGGCGCGAGCACGGGTTCGCCGACACCGATGCGCCCAGTGAAGCCGAGCTGGCGTTCATGCTGCTGACGCAGAAGGCGATCGGGCTGCCGGAAGACACCACGGCGGCGCTGCTGCAGATCGCGCTGCCGGAGGTGCTGGGCGCCAAGCGCCAGGAGAACCTGGACAACTCGGTGGTGCCGTTCCCGCAGCGGGCCCGGGACCTGCTGACTCCCCAGGGCGCCCAGTCCCAGCAGGTCGGCAACGTGGCGGTGGGAGAACAATGACCAGCGGCGAATACACCACTGCACTGATCGTGGCGGTGCCGGCGGCCGGCGACCCGGTCAACGCCCTGGCGGAGTCGGAGGATCCGCACTGCACGCTGTGCTACTTCGGCGAGACCGACGACATCCCACCGCTGCTGATCAATTCGTTGATCGCGTCCGCCGAGGCGGTGGCCAGCGTGACCGCGCCGTTCACCGCCAAGGTCAACGGCACCGCGACGCTGGGCGACGAGGGTGCCCAGGTGCTGCTGCTGGAATCCGCGGAGCTGGTCGAGCTGTACGAGCTGTTGCAGGCGCACGCACCGGTGAAGGTGGGCCTGGCGACCACCGACCAGTATCCGGCGCAGGTCTACCACCTGACCCTGGGCTACGG